TACATCAGAAACCAACGCAGCCTCTAGTGCCACCGGTGCAGCCAGCAGTGCGACTACAGCGACAACTAAAGCGTCAGAAGCAGCAAGTAGTGCAACCGGAGCTGCCTCCAGTGCAACCACAGCAACAACCAAAGCCAGCGAAGCAGCCACCAGCGCAACCAATGCGGCAACTTCTGAAACAAATGCTGGCAATTCTGCTACAGCGGCTGCAACGTCTGCAACAAACGCTGGTACATCAGAGACCAACGCTGCAACCTCCGCAACCAACGCATCTAACAGTGCAACAGCGGCAGCTTCTAGCGCAACAGCGGCAGCAAGCAGTGCAGCGTCAGCAGCAGCAACATTAGCAGCTTCCGCGCTAAAAGCTAACAATTTATCTGACTTAGCTGATGCAGCAACTGCTAGAACTAACTTAGGTTTAGGGACAGCCGCTACAACAGCAGCCTCTGCTTACGCTACAGCAGCACAGGGAGCTTTGGCAGACTCAGCACTACAATCAAACTCAACTCTAAATGCAACGAATATGACAACAGGTACGCTTTCAGGCGGCACTTACTAAAGAGGAACTTAAACAATGGCTACAACAATTGTAACTAAATATGGATCAGATGCTCCAGCAGCCTCAGACTTAGTAAGAGGTGAGCTTGCGGTAGATACAGAAAACGGAAGGCTGTACACAGAGAACGCAGCAGGTGCTGTGGTTGAGATAGGGTTGAATCCAGAGGGAAATGTTGGGATTGGTACTGATAGTCCTGCTCAACCCTTAGAAATACTAAAGACAAGTGCTGCCGCTGTTGTGCCTATGATTCAACTTCGCAATGGATCTTCTTCTGCTGGCTCTGGAACAGCAATAAAATTTATACACAGTACCGCAAGCAACGCTACTTCTGGAACGTGTGAATTAGAATCAATTAGATACTCTGGAAATTTAGGCGCTTTAACTTTCAAGACTTCAAACAACGGAGGTACTGTCACTGAGCGTATGCGTGTCAATGATACAGGCGTTGGGGTAGGTACTGATTCGCCTACAAGAGCTTTATCAGTTTTTGGCGATACTGCTGGCGTTATTTCTATTACATCAAATTCTACTGATGGTATTTCGTCTTTATCCTTTGGTGATACGGCAGACGATAACGCAGGCAGAGTTAATTACCTAAATGTTTCAGATAATATGTTGTTTTACACAGCTACCGCAGAACGCATGCGTATTGATGCGAGCGGCAACTTGCTAGTAGGCCGCACCAGCAGACTTACGAGCCAAGTTAAAAGCATTAGTTCTGATACTGTTGTTTCAGCACATGGGTCTTTAACTTCCCATCAAACTAATGCCGCAATCATGCAGTACACCAGTGATGAAATGATTTTAAGAAGTTACGGTGCAACTGCTGGCACTGGTGAAATGGTATTTAAGACTGGCGGTGGAGGTGGGTCTACCGACTCTGAAGCCATGCGCATTGATTCCAGCGGTAATCTTTTGGTGGGAAAGACTTCAGACGCTATCAACGTGGCAGGTGTAGTCAACTACAATGCGGGTATTGTCAGGGCTTCTCGTAACGGGAACTCTGGGCAGTTTGGTCGCATTTCTACGGATGGCGATATCCTTACCTTCTATAAGGACACTGTAACAGTCGGTAGTATTGGTGTTGCGTCTAGCCGTCTATACATAGGTACAGATGATACAGGTTTACGATTTACGAATGATGAAATTACGCCGTTCAACCCAAACGCATCAGCCGACAGAAACGGTACTGTTGACTTAGGCGGTTCATCAACACGCTTCAAAGACCTCTACCTATCAGGCGGTGCTTACTTAGGCGGTACGGCAGCAGCCAACAAGCTGGATTACTACGAAGAAGGGACGTGGACGCCTACTTATACAACCTCAAACAGTAATGCAACTGTTGCTTACACAACGCAAAGAGGTAGATACACAAAAGTCGGAAACTTAGTTTTTATAACTTGGTATATTGGATTTGGGACAATTACATCCGCAGGGACAGGTAATGTCCAAATCGCTGGAGTTCCTTTTCAGTCTGAAAGCTCAAATGACTCAAGAGGCACAGACGCTTTTTATGGCGTGAACTGGGATTCAGCTAATTATAATCATCCAGTTAGTTATCTGCCTTCCGCTGCAGCATCCGCAGTACAATATTTAATGACGCGAGACAACGGAACTTGGACTACAGGAACACCGGGAACTATTGCTGTGTCCGCTGGAAATGTTGTGAGCGGTTCTATGACATTTAGAGTTTAACTTTTATCTCAAGTGGATTCTTGAGACGGACTAAAGGAGAAAAAAATGGCATTAACAGAAGAAACAATGAACGACAAGATTGAAGTAGTCAATAACGGCGACTGGCCATGCGTTCAAGTAAGAACAGCAACAGTTATTAAGCGAGACGGTGAAGAAATCTCACGATCATTCCATCGTCATGTGGTTATGCCTGATGCTGACCTAAGCGCAGAAGATGCTGATGTATCTGCTATCTGCACCACCGTATTCACACAGGCTTGCAAAAACGCATATGCCGCATCACTTCAGGAGTCAGCACCATGACAACTTGGACAATCTCAACTTTAGAACGTGAGTTATCAGACGGTGGTGTAGTCGTTGCCCATTGGCGAGCAACTGCGGTAGACGGTGACTTCTCTGCGTCGTCCTACGGCACTGTAGGCTTTACACCTGATGCTTCTGCTTCTGGGTTCATTGCTTATGACTCGCTGACTGAAGCAGACGTAGTTGGCTGGGTACAAGCAGAAGTAGACAAGGACGCTATTGAGGCATCTCTGGCTGCTCAGATTGAAGCAGACAAGAATCCAACTCAAGCAGCAGGAGTACCGTGGTAATGGACTTGATGGGCATTGTATCCATTGTAACAACCATAGTCACTGTCGCAAGTATTATCGCAGCAGTAACTCCGACACCTAAAGACGACGAGTGGATTGCAAAGCTGTACAAGTTTGTAGACCTCCTAGCTGTCAACATTGGTAAGGCAAAACAATAATGCAAGAAGAAGCAAAAGCCGCAGTAGACGTTGTAGCAGTAACAACAACAGTGTCAGCCCTGATGGGCTGGCTTCCTGCTGTGGCTGCTGCTTTGAGCATTGTATGGACTGTAATTAGGATCTTTGAGACTGACACTGTAAAAGGTTGGTTCAAGTTTAGAAAGTAAGATAGGCTAGTGTAACAATGGAGTACGTTAATCTCATTGGTTCAATCTGGCCCATCTTTGTGGGTTTCATTGTCCTTGTGTTGACACTAGGTAGACTCATGTCCCGTATGGACGTAGTGGAAGAAAAGGTTAAGACTTTGTTTGAGTTATGGAACAAGAAGAATGATTGATAAGCTCATAGGGCCTGTGACTGGTCTCTTAGACAAGTTTATACCTGATGCTGACACTAAGGCTAAGTTAGCCCATGAAGTCGCTACGATGGCTGAGGAACACGCTCAGGAGCTTGCTAAGGGTCAGATGGAGATCAATGCTGTGGAAGCAGCTAACTCCAACGTGTTCGTAAGCGGCTGGAGGCCCTTCATTGGCTGGACATGTGGCTTAGGTATGTTTGGAAACTTTATTACCATCCCGTTTAGTAACTTTGTTTTGGCTTTATTTGGTATAGATATAATTATACCTCTGGTACCTCTGGAAACTATGATGCCAGTGTTGATGGGTATGTTAGGCTTAGGTGCAATGAGAACTTACGAGAAGAAATCTGGAGTGTCTAAGTAATGAGTGAAAGAAGATTTCTCAGTGATTTATATCACGGACAACCTGACCAAGATACTTTTGAAGGTTTCTGGCAGCGAAAAGCTAACGAAACAACCGCTACTCTTCAACGATTGCTTGACAACGACGCAGCAACTTTTTTAAACTTAGCTTTAAAGGAGATTGAAACTCAGCTACTAAGCGGCGCTGAAGTCATAAACAATCCTCTTAAAGTAGGTGTTTTAAGTCAATTAGGCTTTGACATTTCTTCAGGTAAAATACCAGAGTTTTTCACAGAAATATTTGGAGACAACGACACACTTCCTTCTTTAGACGTTGCTACTTTTTTTGGCTTAACTGAAGACCAGTTTAACTCTATACCTGCTCAAGCAGAAAGACTTGAAGCATCTGAAGATCCTTCTGCTGAAACAGAAGTTACACCTGAAGAAGGCGACACATTTACTTTTGACCAGTTAGTTGATCGTTATAATGATGCTCCAGCAGCACAAGAGTACGGACTGTCAGTAACGTATGATCCAGAGACTAATACTTTTGTAGAAGACGTAAGCGGTTTTGGTTTTGAAGGAGACGCTGCAACTAACACGTACACTCCCGAAGAATTTATGGAGCGTCTTGGGGTAGAAGGAAGTTTTGAAGAAACACAAGTTGAGACAGAAGTTGCTAGACCAGAAGGCACTGTAAACTTAGAAGACCTTACTGAAGAACAGGTAGGCACGTTTTGGCCTGAGATTCAAGAGTCTTTAGAAAGTTTAGGAGGCGCAGTAAAACAAGCTGTTTTTGGTCCCGGCGGTGTACCTAAGACTCCAGACGAGTTACTAGAAGCTATTGAAACAGGAGTTATGGAAGGTCTTAAGGGGCCTATTGCTGTTACGTTTGATCCAGAAGTTGGAGTAACACTAGACCTCAAAATACCCGTAGGTTTTGAAATAAATGGTACTTCTTTACAGCTACCTGTTTTTAATGAAGACGGTCAGTTTGTTTTAGGTCAATCTATAGAAACTGCTATAAACCAAGCTGGCGAGCTTATAACAGCAACCGGTGACAAAATAGGAGACATCTTTACTGATGGTCAAGGCAACATTGTTCTTGATGTTATAGACGCAGGACAAGTTGTTCTTGAAGGTTTAGGAGTAACAGAAAGCGGTAATATTATAGGCACTCTAGCTGAAAACGCTATAGGCGACTTTATTTTTAACCAGAATACGGGGCAGCCTGAGCTTACAGAAGAAGTAGACATTACTACAGACGACACTACTGACGATGACACTACTGTTGACGGTGGTGACGACGTAGTAGACAGAGATGATCCAAAAGTAGTTCCATTAACAGGCCCGGAAGATCCAGAAGAGCTAACCGAAGAACCCATAAAACCACCTAAAGGTTCTCAGTACATTGATGACAAAGCAGGAAACATTGTTGGTGCAATAGGCCCAGACGGTACTGTTTACAACGTAGACGAAAACGGTGAGTGGTCAGTATCTACTTCAGACGTAGTAACAGAAGGAGGAACAACAGTCCTTCCCGGTGAAACTACAATAGGTGACGGTGTTTCTGGTGATAACACTCCTGTTAGTGGCCGTGGTGACGACGTAGTAGACATAGATGATCCAAAAGTAATTCCATTAACAGACCCGGACGATCCAATAGAACTACAACTAACAGAAGATACTGATGATGACGGAGGTGGCGACGGAGGTGGCGACGGAGGTGGCGACGGAGGTGGCGACGGAGGTGGAAATGGACAACCTCCTTTAAGCGGAGGTGGCGACAATGGTGGCAATGGACAACCTCCTTTAGACGGAGGTGGCGACAATGGTGGCAATGGACAACCTCCTTTAGACGGTGGTGGCGACGGAGGTGGCGACGACGATCCTCCAGAAGAACCACCTTTAGTCGGACCAGCAGGGCCAACAGGACCGACAGGTGCAACAGGTGCAGCAGGAGCAGCAGGTGCACCGGGGTCCCGTGGTGGATACATGGGTGGATTAAGTTATCAGTTGCCGCAGTTTGTAGGAGTACAGTACCAGCCTAAAGACTACACTGTTGAGTTGGACCGTATTATTAACGAAAGTTTGTTTAAAGGGATGATCTAATGACTTACAAAGATCTAGTCAACAATGTACTTAGGAGGCTTAGGGAAACAGAAGTTTCTTCTGTGCAAACCAATTCCTACAGTAAGCTCGTAGGTGACCTTGTGAATGACGCAAAGGACCTTGTGGAAAACTCATGGGACTGGTCTGCACTTAGGACTACACTTACGATTACTACTACGGCTGACGTCTTCAATTACTCCTTGACTGGTAGCCAGAATAACATTAAGGAACTAAACGTGTTAAACGACACGTCTAACTTCGTGATGCACTATCAGACCAACAACTGGTTTGACTCACAGTTCCTGTTGTCAGCACCGGAAACAGGGTCACCAATGTACTACACGTACAACGGTGTTGACTCTGACGGTGACACTTTGATCGACGTTTACCCAAAGCCTGACGGAGTTTATTCCTTACGTTTTAACTGTGCGTTACGTAATCCTGACTTGAGTGCAGACACTGACACTCTGAAGATACCAGCGATGCCTGTGGTACACCTTGCGGTAGCCTTTGCTGCTCGTGAGCGTGGAGAAACTGGCGGTACTTCGACTCAAGAGTACTTTGCTATGGCTAACAAGTACCTGTCAGACGCTATTGCACAGGACGCTGGTAGACACCCAGAAGAAACTATCTTCTACACGCCTTAAGGTACACACTATATGGCACAAGAACTAAAAAGTATTAATCTTGTAGCTCCGGGCTTCAAGGGTATCAACACTGAGGACTCACCGTTGTCTCAGGACCCTTCTTTTGCTGAAGTTGCTGACAACGCAGTGATTGACAAAAGAGGGCGTATAGCAGCACGTAAGGGCTACAACGTAACGACTACTAACAAGACGGAGTTAGGTAGCGACAACCTGAGTGCTATTAAGGAGTTCAGAGACGCTAACGGCAACACTAAGATCTTCTCCGTGGGCAACAACAAGATACTCAGCGGTACAACCACGTTGGCTGACGAGACTCCGGGTAGCTACACAATCACTGCTGACGACTGGAAGATGGTCAACTTTAACGACAGTATCTACTTCTTTCAGCGTGGGTATCAGCCTCTGATATACAACGTAACTGCTTCAGGCAGCCCCGGAGGCGCTAACAGCAACGTAGTGACACTAGGCTCTGTCAACAGTGCAGCAGGTGTTGCTTCAACGATGTACGGCAATGAAGTCTTGGCGGCTTACGGTAGACTCTGGACTGCCGACTTCGCTACAGACAAGTCAACTGTTTATTGGTCTGACCTTTTGATAGGACATGACTGGTCCGGTGGAACCTCTGGGTCCATCGACATAGCTAAAGTATGGCCTGATGGTTTTGACGAGATTGTTGCACTGGCTGCACATAACAATCTTTTGATTATCTTTGGCAAGCGTAGTATCGTAGTTTACTCAGGTGCTGACGCTCCTGCTACTATGGCTTTGTCCGACACTATTTCCGGTGTTGGCTGCGTAGGCAGAGACACGGTACAGTACACTGGTGTAGACGTAATCTTTCTTTCTCAGTCTGGCTTAAAAAGCTTCGGAAGAACGATACAAGAAAAGTCCATGCCAATAAGCAGTTTGTCCGGAACGATTACCACGGACATCATTCAGCTAGTCAATGAAGCAAACGAAGTTTACAAGTCTGTGTATTACCCAGAAGCAAACTTCTACCTACTAACTTTTACAAACCAAAACATGACTTATTGTTTTGACATTAGAGGAACTTTGGAAAACGGGTCATACAGAGTTACACGCTGGCCCGGCACTAGTTTCACTTGTTATGAACGCAAGGACAACGGAGACTTAATCATAGGAAGCGCACAGGGCATAGGGCAGTACACAGGTTTCCAAGACAACGGTAGTGCCTACAACTTTAAGTACTTTAGCCCTGAGTTGTCTTTTGGCGATCCTTCTAAACTTAAGTTTCTCAAAAAAATTAGGCCGACGATAGTAGGCGGTAGTGGGCTTGACATTCTACTAAAGTGGGACTACGACTTTGGAGCTTCTTACAACACAAGTATTATTACTTTAAAAGACGAAGCAAAAGCAGAGTTTGGTTTAAAAGAAACTCCAAACGGTGTTGAGTCAGTAAATGAGTACACCGTAGCACAGTATTCTGACGGTGTTTTAACGTCTAAAGATTCTGTAAACACTAATGGCAGTGGAGGAACCTTGACCATAGGTATGGAAACAAGCATCAATGGTGACGAACTGTCAATACAAGAAATCAATGTACTTGCACTAGTAGGTAAAACAATATGAGTAATTATACTAAAGAAACGCAGTTTGGTGACAAAGACACTCTGTCTGCTGGTGACCCTAACAAGATTGTTAGAGGGTCTGAGTTTGAAACTGAGTTTAACAACATTGCAACCGCAATAGCTACAAAGGCAGACACTGCTGGACCTACGTTCACAGGGACTGTCACGATACCTGCCCTGACTTTCACGGGTACGTTGTCAACGGGAACGATTAGCGGAGGAACCTACTAATGGCTGATGAAGATACAGGATCTAAATTCTGGGAAAACTTATTCGGTGCCGGTATTACTGCCGGTGGTTTAGCACTGGGTGCAAAAGCCTACGAACAACTGGGTGAAACAGGCAGAAGAGGCTACGAAGAACTAGCTGGTACGTATGACGAAGCAGGTAACTTAATAAGGCCGGGACTAGCACAGACACTTTCAGGTATGCTGGAGTTTCAACCGTACACTGTGACTTCTGCTACTGGCGGTCAGTTTGGAATGACACGAGATCCTGATACGGGTCAAATGACTTACCAACTAGCTACTTCTCCTGAAGAACAAGCCATGCAACAAACTTTGTTTGGTGGTGCAAGTCAGTTAGCACAACAAGCCGCTGCTCCTTATGATCCTAGATACGAAGAACTAGCTGAACAAGCATACGGTGGTGTTAGTGGTTTGCTTACACAAGCACAGCAAGCTGCTATGGATGCTGGAGCAATGGACAGAGCAGCTAGAGAAGAACAAGTCTATGGACAGCTTAGGGCTTTACAGTCTCCTGAAGAAGAACGTCAGCGTTTAGCTTTAGAACAGCGTTTAGCGGCCCAAGGACGTTCAGGTGTACGTACGGCTCAATTTGGAGGTACTCCTGAGCAGCTCGCAAGAGCTAAAGCTCAAGCAGAGGCTCAAAACCAAGCGTCTCTTATGGCTATGCAGCAGTCAGGCGCTGAACAACAATTAGCTCTTCAAAGGGCTGCTAATTTACAAGGTCTTGCTTCCGGTATGTTTGGTATGGGAACTCAAGCCAGAATGACTCCTAGACAGTTGCAGGGAGTAGATCTACAAAATATGTCGGGAATGATGGCTGCTGGTTACGTACCACAGGCACAATTGCTTGGTGCATTGCAACCCGGTATGACTGCTGCAGAACGCCAGAGACAAGCTATGTCGGAACAAGCCGGTGCTTATGGAGAAACTTATGTTTCTGGTTTACAAGCGTTGCTTCAGTCTGGCCTAGGACAAGCTGATTTAGCTGGTTCTTTAGGAAGCTCAATTGCTAAGACAGGCGTTGAAGGTTTGTTGGGCGGTTTGTTTAGCTAAGGAGAATATATAATGGCTAGGTTTGGAGAAAGTTTTTTACAGCAGTTAGGTAGACCCGGCTGGGCACAAGGTATGTTTGGCCTTGGTGAAGCTATTGGTGGCGTACAAGGTCAACTGCAGCAAAAAAGAAAGGAGCAGGAACAACTAAAGCGTTATGACCAGATCGCACAAATGAGCGAGCAGGGCTATGCATCAGCACAGTCAGGCGACGTTGCAAATTTAACTTCAAGGATAGACCAGCTACAACAAGCTAGAGAAAATGCTAAAACTTTGGAAGAAAAACAAGCTATAGGACAGTCTATTTTAAAGCTTCAAGGACTTTTACCCGGAGCAGAAAAAGTTTCTATAGGTAACAACGCCAGAGAACTTGTTAATATTGACCAATCTCTACAACAACCGGGTTTAACTGAGACTGCTAAACAAACTTTACGACAAAAACGTGAAGATTTAATGAAAGATCCTAGGACTGTGCAGCAGTACCAAGCTTACCAAATGTCTCAGTGGAATTTTGAACAAGCAGAAGACGACGTAAAAGCAGAGCAGTATCTTGATGAAAATTCACGAGCTATTAATCAAGCAATACAAGACAACGATTCTGAAGCTCTTGAAAAAATTGTTTCTAATTCTGGAGAATACTCTGAAGCTGTTCAAGGTTTTATAAGATCTGCTTCTGAAAATAACAGAGTACTAGAAACACTTAGAGAAAAAAGAATAGAGCTAACAACTGCTCCTGATATAGAAACACATACGAAAGCAATTGAAGCTCTTCCTGAAGAACTTAGAAACCAAGTTCAACCTTTGTTAGATGCTTATACAAAAGTTTCAAAAGAAGGTTGGAACCCTAAAACCGGAACATGGTCAGAAGGGTCTTTAACTCGTGCAAAAGCACTACAGAAAAAACTTACAGATACTGTCTTTAGTTTAGGTAACCAAGCTGCTTCTAATATGTATTACTCTAGGTTAGCTGAAGAAAAAACCGTAAGAAAACAGATTAAACAAATAGAGTTAGAATTAGAAGCTCCTATGAGTTCTGAGTATCTTAAACAAGGGCGTATTATGCTCCAAGCTACGTTGCCGCGCGGGGAAGTACCCTCATTAGCTGATATAGAAACACAAGCTAAAGCTTTATTTGAACGTGACCGTAATCAGCTTATACAAAAGCTTGCTTCTTTAAAAGGAGAAGAACCCGTTGAAGAAGTAGAAGAAGAACTAGAAAAAGGTTCTTTTGTTGTGGTAGGAGGAGAAAATACAACTGTAGCCATGTTTAAAGAATCTGTTTCTAAACTAGGTGAAGAAGAAACAATACGGAGATTAAAAAAACAGGGGGCAACCGAAGCAGACATTAATTTTTTAAGGGGGGGAAAAGCTCCTGAACCGACTGAAAGAGAAAAACGCATGGAAGCTTTTGGAACTAGGGATGAACGTGTAAGCGCCCTTGGTAGAGGTTTTGTTGCACGTACAGACGCTTTAGGAACTAGAGAAGAACGTATGAAATCTTTAGGGTCTAGGGCTGAACGTATGAAAGCTTTAGGATCTAGGGAAGAACGTACATCTTCTTTGTTTAATTAAGGAATGTAAATGTCTAATTGGTTATTAGAAGATGAACCTAAAAGCAGTAACTGGCTTCTTGACGAAGAAGACACAGAGTACAATGTCTTAAGATCTGCAACAGTAGACTTCCTTGAGTCTGCTATTGGTGCTGGCGATGAGCTTGACGCAACAGTACGTGTTCTTTCGGGAGAAGCTGCTGGATGGTCTGAAGCTATAGAGCAGTCTCGTGCGGAGCTACGTGCGTTCGAAAAAGAAAACCCTAATGCGTCTAGGGCACTTAGTGTGGCCGGTTTTGGGGCAGGTCTGTTTATCCCCGGTATTGGTGTTGCTAAGATTGCACAAGCTGGCACAAAGCTTGACAGAGCGTTGAAGGTAGGCGGCTTAGGCGCTGCTGAAGGTGCGGTATACGGTTTCCTGAGTGGTGAAGGAGAAGGTAGACTAACAGAGGCAGGTATTGGTGCTGTTGCTGGCGGAGCTTTAGGTGGACTCGCTGGCGGCTTCTTAACGAAGAATGTTGATGAAATCAAAGAAGCTACACGTAAGCTTGATGCACAAACTTACAAAGGCAAAGGAAGTTTTATAGGAGGTCAAGACGGTTTTGTTAATGTAGGAAAAACTAAAGAGCCTAGTCGAACAGGAATAACTCGTGACACTAGCGGTGCCCCACGAAAAGTTACTTCTGTTGTTTCTGATGCTGCTCGTTTAGAAAAGAAAGGAGGAGAAAGTAGCACAGTAGGTAACATCTTTTTAAGCACTAGGGACTGGCTTGTTAAAAACGTAGGAGAAAGAGCAGCTAAACTTGCTGAAGATGCTGAAATAATGATACGTCATGACCAGCGTGAAATAGACGAAATTTTCGACACGACTTTTTTGAACGCTGCTAAGTTGTTTGACGAGAAGCCAGCATTTAAACTACTAGCTTTAAACATGAACAAGACTATAAAAGAAGATAGTCGAGTATCTTGGAAAGACTTTAACAACGCCGCTAGAACTCCTGAAGAAAAAGCAATGGTTAAGAACCTTGAAGACCAGATTAAAACTCTTCAAGGGATAGACTTTGTTAAACAAGGGGACGTAGACTACTTTCCTACAATAGCTTTAAGAGAAACTCCACAAACAGCTAATCCAGAAGACTACGATAATCCTATTAAAGCGTTAAAACAGTACGCTGAAGATGTATCAGCAGCAAGGGCATTGGCTGCTCGTTTTGACATAGACGTTAGGGACTTAAGGCCGCCTGAAAATGTTAAGGCAGACATTACCCGCAAAGAAAGCCGTGTAAATGTTGTTATTGAAGCTATCGAAGAAGAGGCAAAAAAACAAGGAGCCTCTAAAGAAGTAGCAGCTAACCTAGCTAACGGCTTGCGGTCACAGCTAATAGCGTCTAAGCAGGGAGGAAACACAGCAGGTGCTGTAGCTAGGCGAGTAACTTCTGCTTCTCTTTTAGCTAACCCTATGAACGCCATTCTAAACTTAGCTGAAGGAGTAACTGCTCCTATCTATCAAAACGGTGTTGTCGCTTGGGCTAAAACATTACCTAAAGCTGTTCTGTCCACACTTAATGAAAACCTAGGTGTTAAGAACAAAGGCTGGTTATCCAACAGGGAACTAGGTCTAGACAAAGACTTTATGGGCGAGGTCAGCAACGCTGGTAAAAAAGCAATGAATGATGCTGCAGATTCCGTAAACTTTTTTAAACTTGGTCCAACTGCTGTAGAAACAATAGACGTGGCAGGAAAAACTCTTTATAAGTTATCAGGTGTCCAGACTGTCAACAGGATGGGTCAAGAGATCTTAAGTAACTCTGCTGTTCAACGTGGTTTTGATCTTGCTAATGACGGTTCTGAAAAAGCCTTAGCTAAACTCAGAAAGCATGACGGTATGCGCGGCTTAACAGAGGCTGAGTTTAAAGCTACAGTAAGCGCCTTGAAAGATAAAAACTTAAAAAACCCTTGGGTTATTAACTTTGCTGGGTCTGCGATGAACAAGTGGCAGCCTGTTAGTGCAAGTACAATGCCCAAGGCTTTTCATGACAACCCCAATGGACGAATGGCGTACAGCATGTTGTCCTACATGAACAAGCAAATGAACAGCGTTAGGAATGACGTTGGTATTAATCTTTTAAAGATACAGTCTAAAGGCTTAAACACTAAAGAAGGAGCAGAAGCAGCCAAAGAAGCTATGCTTAACTCTGCTAAGTACGCAGGTATCTTTGGCGTTGCGGCAGGTGTCTGGGACGACTTCAGAAAAACTCTTGACTTGTCTAACGACAAAACACTTGAGGACTTGATGACTCCTGAAGGCATAAGTTCTTCTATGTGGAATCAACTCTGGTCTAACATGTCAAGCGGTGTTATTAACATCAGAGCAGAAGAATACGGTGGAAAACCTTTTGAGCCTATACCTGCTCCTATATCTGCTGGCTTTAGGTTAGGCAGTGGGTTGTTTACAGCAGGTGAAAGAGCAGTCACAGGTGAGCCTGAGCCTCTTACTCCGTTATTACGTGGGGCACAAACGTACCTCCCCGGTGTTGCCAACGTAGACAGAGTGCTACGTATGACAACAGGGGAACGCTTGTTTGAAAAGTTAGGTTTACTAGAGGACTAGATCTCGCAACTGTTGCCAACACAGGCCAACTGTTGTGACCCTTCGGTCATGTCTGTTTCCTCAACGATGTCCCACTCGATAGTCTTAGGAAACTCCTTGACTAGCTTCTGGTACGTCTCCAGATCCACAGGCTCATAGGGTGCTTGCTGGTACGTGTGTTCTGAGTAAGGCAGGAAGCTGATGCCACTAACCTTGTCGAACTTGTTGTACAACCACTGACCCACCTCTAGGAACTCGTCGTCTCTGTAGTAGCAAGTCATGGAAGGCTTGTGTTCACACCAGTAGTCCTGATACAGCTCCCACAGACACAACTGCTCCATGGCACCCATGTCAGTCGCTACTACAGCCTTCTTAGGAGACTTTATAGGGAACGAGAAGACCTTAGTAGTAGGAGAAGTCACGTCTATCTCCACAGGCACTCCAGCAGCCTCTAAGACAGCACACAAGGGATCTCGTGCGTCTGCTCTTACTCGTCGTACGTACTGCTCCGCGTATCTAGGGTGTATGCCAGACGCGCTATCCACCAACTGAGACACAGTACCGGAAGGCTTAACAGCAGTAATGGCAGTGCTAACATTGATGCCAAGGCGTACAGCCCATGTACGATTAGTCTTAATAGCTTCCTTCTTAAGCTCCGTGAGCCACTCCTGTAGTTCTGCACGACTTTTCCTCCCTGACATAACTGGATGATCCATGATGCCTGTCAGTGACACACCCAAGAGTGCTTCCTCTTCAGTGTTGTCCTT